TTATCTACAGAGAGAGATTGACAAGTATGACCCTGACGTTTAATGATTTGAAGGATCGTCTGAAGGCTCTGGATGAAGTAACGCTTCTGGAGCTTTTAGACCTGAAGAGCGAAGACATCGTAGATCGGTTTGAAGACCTGATCGAAGATAAACAAGAACAACTAGAGAAGGAATTTTAATGACCCCGTACCAAACCTACATTGCCAAGTCCAGGTATTCCCGTTACCTTGACGACAAAGGCCGTCGTGAGCACTGGCCTGAGACAGTCAATCGTTACTTTGACTTCATGGAAGGGCATCTGAGGAAGAAACACAACTATCTCTTGCCTACTGATCTTCGCAAGGAACTGCAAGATGCTGTGACGAACCTTGAGGTTGTGCCGTCCATGCGTGCGATTATGACCGCAGGCGATGCCCTGGATCGTCAGAATGTGGCCGGGTACAACTGCTCGTACCTGCCTGTTGATGACCCTAAGGCATTCGATGAGGCGATGTATATCCTGCTCTGTGGTACAGGGGTAGGCTTTAGCGTAGAGGAAAAGTATGTCAATCGTCTGCCGGAAGTTCCAGATCATTTGTTTGACTCTAACACTGTGGTGGTCGTCAAGGACTCTAAGGAAGGCTGGGCAAAGGCTCTGCGACAGATTATTGCCCTCCTGTATGCCGGAGAAGTACCTAAGTGGGATGTATCCGCCGTACGTCCTGCTGGGGCACGCCTTAAGACCTTTGGTGGTCGAGCAAGTGGCCCGGAACCGTTGGTGGAGCTGTTCCGCTACACTGTCGCTAAGTTCAAGACAGCCGCTGGTCGTAAACTTAACTCGCTGGAATGCCATGATATTCTGTGCAAGATCGGGGAAGTCGTTGTGGTTGGAGGGGTACGCCGGTCTGCGATGATTAGCCTGTCTGACCTGAGCGATGACCGTATGGCTCACGCTAAGGCAGGCAACTGGTGGGAAGGTAACGCACAGCGTGCACTGGCCAACAACTCGGCAGTCTACACGACCAAGCCCTCTGTTGGTCAGTTCATGCGCGAATGGTCTGCTATTTATGAATCACACTCTGGTGAACGAGGTATCTTCAATCGGTATGCTAGTCAAGCTCAGGCGGCTCGTAACGGGCGCCGCGACCCAAATCAGGAATGGGGAACGAATCCCTGTAGTGAAATTATTCTACGCCCTTATCAGTTCTGTAATCTTAGTTCTGTCATTGTGCGGCCTAGCGATACTTTCTCTGATCTTGAGCGTAAAGTGCGTCTTGCAACTATCCTGGGAACTTGGCAGTCAACACTTACGAACTTCCCGTATCTTCGCAAGATTTGGCAAAACAACACCGAAGAGGAACGATTGCTAGGAGTTTCGATGACGGGTATCCTGGATAACTCGTTGCTGAACAACCCTGACGATCCTCGTCTACCTGACCTTTTGGAGAAGTTGAAAACTCATGCTGTTCACACTAATGCTGTTATGGCTGACGCTATCGGTATCAACCGGAGTGTTGCTATCACAGCTATCAAACCTGAGGGTACAGTCTCCCAGCTCACGGGTACTGCTAGTGGTATTCATCCTCAACACGCTAAGTATTATATTCGCCGGGTTCGTTCTGATAACAAAGACCCTCTCACTGACTTCTTGAAGTCTCAGGGGTTCCCAGCAGAGCCTGACTTCTATAAGTCTGACAGCACGACAGTGTTCAGCTTCCCTGTGGCTGTGGCTGACGGTGCTGTGTTGCGTGAGGACTTGGATGCTATCAAGCATCTGCGTCTGTGGCTGCTGTATCAGGAACACTACTGTGAGCACAAGCCTTCTGTGACCATCTCTGTCAAGGAGCAAGAGTGGCCTAAGGTTGGTGCTTGGGTGTGGGACAACTTTGACAAGATTACTGGCGTGTCTTTCTTGCCGATGGACGGAGGAACCTATCGACAGGCACCGTATGAGGAGATCGACAGTGCGGAGTACGAACGCCTGAAGGCTGCAATGCCTGCGGGGATTGACTGGGATGCTTTCATTGAAAGGAATGACAATGTAGAAGGAGCACAGACTTTGGCCTGCACGGCTGGAGCCTGCGAACTACCGTGAACTTTATCCTACAGTTCAGGCTCGGTATCGGCTTCGACATCGAGCACAATGAGATCAATCGGTACTGTATGCTAGACGAGGAAGGCAAAGAAGAAGTTGTTTGCTTCGTTGGCCTAATCATAAAGATACCGTTCATTGAAATCCTGATCGGAGATTTCTTCACGGAATAAAAAAAGCCCCTGCAAGGTTCCTATAAAGGTTCCTTGACAGGGGCTTAATTATTTCAACAGCAGGCTTTCTGCCTGTCTCCTTCTAGTCAATCCTTTGAGCACTCTACCGGCTGCTTTGTCCCACTTGAGACACTCTAGCGCAGCCTCTTCCCAGTTCTTCTCGTTGATCCTCTTCCTGAAGGTACTGATACGAAGGTTACCAAGTCCACAGTTGTAGGCCCATGACAGCACAGCAGCCTGTCTCCTGGATGACTCATCCTTCAGACCGGGGCAGAGCTTCATCACACCCACATAGAAGTACTCCATGTGCTCGTCTAAGCCCTTCTCACACTGCTCCATAGTCCAGATTGTGTCTGGATTGATGTCAGGGCCAGTAGAGCCATAGCCGATAGTCCAAGGGTGTCCGCCTGTGCCCGGATCAGGATACGCTTTGACTCTACCGTCAGGTAGAACCTTAGCGCATCCTTCAAAGGGCTTGACTAGAACATTCTTACATAGTTCAATTGCGGGGTTCACGTTTCTCAATGCTCCGACCAAGGAACCAGAACGTCAGAATCATCATCAGCATACTGAAGTCATCAGCAGTCCAGATTTCTTGCATGACCTGGATAGCGGGTAAACCACTATTGACAGCATACATGATGGTGACGATCTTGACAGCCGTATACAGACCGAAGAGCAACCAAGTGATACCGGGACGAACCAGAGCAGAGATAGAAGCAACCCACTTGTAAGCCTTCTTGTCGGCTTCGGCTTGTTGCTTGAATGCTTCTCCGATCGCGTTTACTTGATGGATGCCGTAGTCGATGTACCTTTCTTCCATGCGGTACTCACCCCGCATCTTCTCTAGGTCAGTCTGAAGAGAAAACATCTTCAGTTCATGGCTTCGTTCATCTTTGCGGTCAAGCCACTTTAGTACCTCCGGGGCCAGCCGGAACAGGCCACCGAAGATACTACCTAGAAGACCGCCTCCTAGCATTTCAAACATTACTGGTTACCTCCTTGAGATGCTCCAAACATCCTAGCAAACAAGGTATTGACATCTTCAGCCGGAAGTTGACCAGAGCCGACCTGCTTCATCAGTCGTTCAACATCAGCACGCCGTTGTGCAGACAGGGCACGGTCAGCAAGGAAGCCACCGCCAGAGATCATGGCAGCAGCCGCAGGGTTTGCAGCAGCGCCAGCAAGACTACCAGCAGCAACCAACTGACTGCGCTCAGGGTTAAACCTAGCAGCCAGAGACATCAGGGGATCGCCTGTGCGTCCCTTGGCAACTGACTTGATAGCGTTCTGCTCCTTCTCGGTGAACAGACGCATCTTTTCCTTGTTTGCAGCCAAGTTAATCAACTGACGACGAATCAACTCACCTTCAGAAGCCTTCGGATCAAGAGCCTTTGCTTCAGCGATGTCTAGAGCATCTTCCAGTACACTGGCACGGGACAGGTTACGCCAATCCTTACGCGCAGCTTGCACAGCGGTTACAGCAGTGTCTAGCTGACCTTTCTGAGCCAAGATGTCGTTAGGCTTGATGTTGGCAATAAACTGATCCATCTCAGCGATAGCGGCACCGGCCAGACGACGAGTAGCAGGCTCCTTAGAAGACCGCAGTTCGTTCATCTTAGACCGCATCTGTTCCAGCTTGTCAAAAGACACTCGCTGAGAACCAACCATTTGTTTCCAGTCTTCCAGGACAGTCGCCACCGGCTTGTGGGTGTCTAGTTTAGGATTCAGGTTTAACTTAGCTAACTCAGTCTCAGTACTGTCCACAAAGTCAAGAACACTCTTAGGCTTAAGATTTATGCCCTGATCGCTCATGGTCTTGTATTGGGTTTGAGCACGGGCCTTGATGTCGTCCAGGGTTGGCAGTTGTGGCTGTCGTCCGGCAGCAGCACGAGCACCAGCAGTACCGGCAGCTCCACCAACAACCAAAGAAGCCACAAGACCGGCAAGAGGGCTTTCAGTCTTCTCAGTGACAACCTCAGCAACCGGGGTGGCTGCAACGCCAGCAGTGCCTGCTCCAGCAACCTGCTGAGGAACGCCCTGAGACAAAGGCTTCAGCGCCTGTACGCTTTTGGCTAACTGAGCAGTCAGCCCAGCGCCTCCAGCGGCCTCAACACCGGCAGAAAGAGCCTTCTCAGCGGTGGTTTCAGGCACCGGAAGACCGGCAGCAGTCATCGTCTGTTGCAGTGCTTGGGAAGGCAACTGCATTGTCCTTCCACCAAACAATGAACTAACGATATTTCCTACTGCCACAGGAGCGTCTGCAAGCATTCCAGGAATAGCAGTAACGGCACCGATACCGGCACGGGTAGCTAGACCGGCACCACGAGCAAGGCTTTCACCTGCTGTGCGCTGCTTCGGGGCTTCCCAAGAGATTTCATCATCCCACTTGATTTCGTCAGCCATTATTGAAACTCCCGAGTACCGTCCGTGTATTCAATCACTCGCTTACCGGCGTTAGGGCCAGACTGAACAACACCAGTTCGTTTAACAGTCTTGCCTGCGGCTGAAGGAGCGGCTTCCTTGTCTTCCGGAGGAATCTCACCACGAGTAGTGGCAAGCCAGCGGGTGTAGTGTTTACGAACCTTGGCTAAGTTATCCCGCAACTGCTGAGGAGATTGACCTACATCAAGGTTTGACACAGCAGCCTGCAAGAAGTTCAATTCCTGAACAGCAACCTGACCCAAGGCACCACCCGTAGGAGAAGCCTGTCGCATGTCAGACAATTCCTTGAAACCGATGTTGGCCTTGATTGTCTCAATGTTTCGAGCAACGTCATAGGCATCAGAGCCAGGGACAAAGGAGAGTGCTTTTCCTGCAACACCGGCAGTATTTAAACCACTAACTTTAGGAAGAACATTGTCGATGATTCCGATAACATTCTGAGCCTTGGCTTCTTCGTTGGCTTGAGCAGTTTTCTTCTTGTCTTCTAAATCAGTAACCTTCTGACGCTGCGTATCAATCTTATCTTGTAGTAACTGTCGCTGAAGATCGGTTACAGCGTTACGCTGAGAGCCGACAAGAGTAGCTAATTCTTTTCGAGCTTCGATTCGCTCACGTTCACGCTCACGAGCAGCTTCAATCTTATCTTTTTCTAATTGTGCTTTAGCGTCGGCTGCAATCTTGGCTGCGTTTCGCTTTTCAATGGAAGCCACGATCTTGTCAGGATCACCAAACTGACGAAGAACACCCAGCACATCCTCGTCTGAAGCATTAGCAGGAAGCCCAGCAAGTGCTTCTTGTAATCGAACTTCTTTAAGATTCTTCGCTTCTTCACGAACAGCTTGCTGACGAACAAGAGAAGTTTTTGCTTCCATCTGGGCCATTTGCTGAGCTTGCAGAGCAGCTTGCTGTGCCATCTGAGGATTAACTTGCTTCAGGGCATTGGCATACTGTAGCATACCACTAGCAGTTGTGGTATCAAACTGCTGTGCCAACTGACGCAACTGCGAAGCCTGCTCAAGCATTGGATCACGAGCACCTAATGCACGTGCAACTTGAGTTATACCACCGTAAATACCCGAAGCAAGCCGCTGTTGCGGGTTGAGGTTAGCAAACTGTAAGGCACGCTGACGATCAACTTCAGCTTGGGCCTGTTCAGGACTCATCCCTTGGTTCAATAAACCAAGAAAAGGATTACTCATCATTCCGTCAGCCATTATTAACCTCCGAACAGTTTACCAATTAACTTAGACACCGGATCGGACAAAGCACTAACAATAGCCGTGTTACGATTCAGATTCATCTGATTCGCAGCAGCTTGTCCTTGTGCTTGTGCAGCGGCGGCAGTAGCTGCGGCGGCAGACGCAGGAGAACCTAAGCTAATGCCCAGGTTAATAGGCTGCTGTCCGGTCTGTTCAACATTAGAAGCTTGCTGGAAGCCAGTGCTGAACGGGGCCAGAGCAGCTTGCTGAGCACCGTAGCCACCCTGCTGGAGATTCAGAGCACCACCAAGTAAGCCCTGACCAAACTGAACCTGTTGCTGACCGGCTTGAGTAGCCTGAGCAGCCAACTGAGCGTTACGCTGTTGCTGTGCGTTGTAGAAGGCTTCCATAGCCGGGTTAGCAGCACGCAGGCCAGCAGCGCCGCTAGGAGTAGCTCCAGTAGCACCCATTGATAAACCACCAGTGCCACGACGGAACTGTTGCGTCTGCAACTGTGCCAGAGCACGCTCATCCTGTGGAGCCAGCAGTTCTTGCTGTTGAGCCATGAACCGCTGTGCAGCAGCTTGTGGCGTTTCAGTAACATACTGTTGTCCTAGGTTAAACAAGCCTTTAGCAGCTTGGTTGACCTGCTGTTGCATAGCTTGCTGCTGTTGTGCCTGTTGCAGTGCTCCGCCGGAGATACCTAGCAGCGCCTCACGCATAGCAGCCACATCAGGAGCCACTTGGTAGCCAGCTCCGGTCAGCCGCCCATCGGGGCCATACTGAAAGCCGGATCGACCAAAGCGGGTGGTAACACCTACGGGGCGAAACTGTGAAGCCTGCGCCTGCTGCGCAGCAATCTGCTGTGCGGTGTCGGCTGCTCGGTTAGACGCATAGATATTACCGGCAGTTCCAATTATGCCGCTTAACAACCCACTATAATCAATGCCAGAAGCAGGCGTACCGCCACCAGCAGCAGTAAAGCCAGTCTGCATTGCAGTAGGGATCGTACCTAACTGATTGTCGCCCAGTAAAGAGAAACTAGTAGCCATTAGTAGGTACCTCCATCAATGGTACCAGAGAACGTACCAGACAATGTTAGATTAGCCATCGTTGTAGTTCCTGTGTGTGCTCCGTTGTTAGCATCAGGCTTCGATGAGATGGCAGAAGCAATGTTGTTATACTCTGTATCAATCTCCGTGCCCTTGATGATTTTTGAAGGATTGCCTGAAACGAGGCCATCCTTAACAGCAAAATTAGTCGTTTTAGTATAATTAGCCATTGTTACCTCGTTTTACCAACCTTAGTGAACACATCAATTTTCTGAATTGATATAGAAT